CTCGATGCCCCGCTTATCGATCTTGACCTCCTGCGTGTAGATCTCGTTGGGTGCGGGTGTCCACTTTCGGGGGATCGCCCCTTCGGAGATCATGATGTCGGCGAGGTAGATGGACGCATCCCGACAGTAGCAGTAGATTCGCAGCGTAGGGTCGGTCACATCCGTGAGCGTTACGGAGTAATCCGTCCAGTCAAATGCCGTGGACTTATTGAACAGGTACTTGGTTTTGTTTCCGTTGTAGGTCACATAGAAATACCCGGACATGGTCGAGGTTTTCTTTGCCCGGACCGAGATCGTATAAGTGCCGGGGACTACCCCTCGGATGTACTGCGACAACGAGGAGTATGCGCCCAGCACAAAGCAGGAGTCGGAAATGGTGTTGTTCTGGGTATCGGTGGAGGTATCTGTTTTTACCGTACCGGAGTAGCTCCAATCATCCGTGATGCCGTTCAGCCCGGAAGAGTTCTGCACATAGTTGATGCCGCCGATGTACTGCTCCTGCATGGTGACGGACAGCCCGTCCACCGTGTGTTCCAGTTCCGAAACCCTGCTCTCGGAATTCAGTATCCGTTCCTCCAGGACACCCTGGTCATTGGACACTGTTTCCACCGTTTCGGTAAGGGTCGCCACATAGCTGTTCAGCCCGTCGATGGTCTGCTGGAACTGTGCGTCCTTCTCGGTCAGGATGGAAATGGTGGTGCGGATCGTTTCAATGTCGTTCTGCACCACCCATTCGTTTCCGTCCCATATCTTCGTCTCCGGCGGGGTCACGGAAGTATCCACCCAGAGCTGCCCCTCATAGGGGTTCTCCGGCGGCGTGTCCGAGGTGACCACATCGCAGAGACTGATAATCGTGAACTGTGCTGATGCGATCATCTCACCACCTCCTCAAAGCGCCACAACGACCATAAAGGTTGCCTTGGTATCCACATCGGTGCTGGACACCGACAGGGTCTTGCCGGTCTTGCTGCCGTTGGTACCCCAAGAGGTATCGACAACACCGTCTTTGTTGTACTTCGTCCAGGTGTAACTGCCGTTTCCGGCTGCGTCGACCTCGGAGCCCGCCTGGTAGCAGACGGCGGTCAGCACGGTCGTACCCTGGCCGTTCTTGAACACATCGCCGCCCGTGGAGGTGACGATGATCTGCAACGGGTCGGAGTTGTCGATGAAGGTCGCCACATCGAAAAACTTCGTGTTATAAGAAGCCGATGCGGAATCCGTGTCCTGGGCACAGCACTTGAACACAGCGTAGCTGTCCACCGCTGCGGCGTAGACCGTGAGTGTATTGGTGGCCGTGCCGGTGTATTTGTCGGCGGTATCCGAGAGCTTGCGCCAGCCGATGCCGAAGTCTGCATCATAGCCGGTGGAAGAAGTAGCGGTGACGGAAGCGTCCATGACCGCCCACTTGTAGCTGACCTTGGTGATGTCTACCGTAGAGCCGCGCCACAGCTCGGCCTTGGCGGTCAGACTGGCGACCTCCTCATTCTTGAACACATTTCCGTTGGGCGTGGTGACCAGCAAGTCGACGATGCCGGAACCGTTGACCACACGGGAGAAGGAAATAGTCAGCGGATGGGTCAGCGACAGACCGGTGCTTTCGTCCTTGTAAGTGATGACACAGCGATAGTCGATGCCGGGCAGCTCCGCCATGACATTGGCCTTGACCGTGAGGATGTGGCTCTTGGCACCACTGAGGGCGTAGTTCGTGCCTGCGGTGATGGCGGTGTTGCTGTCACCCACATACCACTTGACCGAGGTGACATTGGCGGTGGTGATCTGGTCGGCAGTGGTGCCGATGACATACAGACTGGGCGTCAGAACGAGGTTCTTCGTTTTCCAGTCCGGGGTATAACTGCCATTGTCGGGGTTATACATCTGAGTCTTGGCGAGGTTCGAGCCGATGTACCCCGTCAGTGTCAGTGCGTCATTGTAGTCGATGATGGTAAACTGGCCTTGTGCTTTGCTCATGTGAGAAGCCTCTTTTGAAGTTGTTGTATCTGAACCGGACACTGTGCCGCTTTCTGTTGTGGGTTCTGCGGTTGCCATAGTGAATTCCTCCGTTATAACAGGCTCTGCCTGGTCGTGGTGTCGATGAGGTCACAATAAAAAGTGGCGCGGACTTTGACATCCGCACCGGTGATGACCACGGACTTTGCGCCGCCGAAATGCTGTTCATTCCAGACCTTGTCCGCTTCTGTGTCCTCCGACACCCTCGTCCAGATAAACTGGTTGGCATCCAGCGTGTCGGTGATGTCCTCGTCCCAGGAGTACACCTTGGCGGAAAGCAGCGTTTTCACATTGCCGTTTTTGAAGATGTTCCCGTTGGACGAGATAATGACCAGCCGGAGCATTTTCTGCTCCTCAATGGTGGTGATGCGGTCGCTGACCTCGGTGATCTCCTTGCTGGTGGCGTAGGCTCGAAGCACGACTTCGCCGCTCTCCAAGTCCCACCAGGACGAGCCGTCCTGCGACTGGATGACACCTGCCTTGATGATGTTTGCTACCAGAGAGCCGGAAGTGATGAAGTCTGCAACGATCTGCCCGTCCGCCGTGATGGCAGTTTCGTAGGGGCCGTTGTAGCCGTTACGAGAAAAGCCCAGACCGCCCACATTCCACCTCCAGACGTTCACGGCTTCGTCAATGGAGGGAGCGTCCAAAATGAGCAGCTCATAGGGCTGTCCGTTTTCCTCGGTGGTATGAATGACCACATAACCGCCGCTCTGACCGGTGATAAGCCCGGTGGCCTTGCCGATGGCGGTTTGGAGCAGCTTCGGAAAGCGTCCCACCGTGGATTCCACCTTATTAACCGTTGATTGCACCTCGGAAATGGTGGTGATCATACTGGACTTGCTCTGACCGAGGGAAATGCTCACATACCGTTCGGCAAGAGTGTCGTACACGGTTTCAATGACCATAGCCGACACGCTCACACCAAGCAGTGAATGCCGAATGGTGACGGTATCGCAGAGGTTGACCCGCTCCAGCAGTGCCGAATACTCCGGCTGTTTCCAGAGCGGCTCAAAGGACACCTTCACCGTGGGGATAGTCGCTCCCAGCGGATTTGCCTTGATGTAACTGTTTGCTTTTGCTCTGAGGGCTTCCTCGGTCACAACTCCGTCAAATTGGTCGGAGAAATCCATGATGAGCGTTTTTGCCCGGACGATCTCCGAGGTCACAATGGGGAGCGTGACCTCCGGCAGTGTGACTACCGTTTCGGTGTCCGTGCCTTCCGGTGTGTATACGGCATACGGGAGCAGTGCGGTATACACGCCGCTGTTGTCCTCGTCCTGCTCCAGGGCTGTGAGGTTCTTTCCGTACTCAATGACCACTCCGGTCTTCTGCCCACGGTGCGAATGGAACTTTACCGTGAAGTTGTCCCATTCAAACTCGCCGTGCCATTTGGAGAGCATGGAGCCTTCCGTACCGCCGAGGCAGGCGCGGACGCTTTTCGGCTGCGTGACGGAAAATGCCTTTGTGTCCGAATAATCCGTCCAGCCCGTGAAGCGCGTATCTCCGGCAAGGAGCTGCGAGAGAATGAGTTGCGGAGAGCGGCTCTCGGTCGAAAACGGCAGCACCGGCACATTGGCGAGGTCATAGGAGATGTGCTGACCGTAGATGGTGACGATACCGTTGAGCGGCTTCGTGATACGGTAAATGCGGAATGCCTGGTCGGCGGCGGTGTCATTGGGTTTTGCCTTGATGATGCACTCCTTGGTGATAAGCCCGTAGTGCTGACCGCTGACAGGGTAGTTGAGTAAGCACTCGAACCCACCGTTTCGCTCCTCGGTGACTTCGCAGGAAATGGTGTCCGTCAGTACGCCAAGACCGAATGAGCTGAAATCGGTGGTATTTGCGGCGTAAAGTACAGGGATCACAGACAGCACCACCTTGGAATGACCTCAATCCTCGTTACATCGCCGGTACAGTTAATGGAGCAAATACCCGACTTGAGGACTGGGAATTCCGCTCCTTTGACTGTATCGTTTTTGAGGGCAGTGCCTTTGAAGCAGTTCATCAGCTCACTGTCAATCTCGATGTACTCATCCAGATTGGAAATCATCATGCCACGGCCTTGGGGCTGTATCATTATTACCACCGTCCCGTTGCCATAGAGCTTGATATACGGTCGGCTCTCAAAGGCAGTCGGATTGGTAATCGTCAATTCGGAGGCGTCAGCCGACACCGTTTCCTGTCCTGCAAAACTGTATTTGTAGGGCTTGCAGTTGAAGGTCACGGTGAAACTTCCGACCTTGTTCAGCTGCTCCTCAATGTCCAGATTGCCGGAGATGACTCCGTAGCGGAAATACTCCGCATCGTAGGAGTCGGTGATCTCATGGTATCTGTCCGGCTCGGAATACAGCCAGCCCTTGATGTCCCGCAGGACGGCGGCAAGGGCGGCTGCGTTCTTCCGTGCGAGGAACACGGTATAGGTGACCTTGATGTTGGCAAAGCGGCGGTTCGGATTGATGATGTCACCGCTCCTGCCGGGAATGGAAATGAACTCCGCATCGTATTCCGGTGCGGAGAACACGTCCTTCTTCTCGATATGCAGACCGAACTCAGCGGAACTGCGGCCGTTGTAGGTAAAATAGCTCATGCGAATACCACTCCTTTCCGCTGGGCGAACTGATTCGCCGTTTCCATGACTTCGGAGGTGAGCTGACGGATATCCTCACTGCTGTAATTGTTGAAGTTCGTAATGTTCAGGGCAATGGTGAAAGCGGACGCCGCCTTTCCGACCACGCCGTCCACGGCAGAGCGGATCGAGCCGTTCACGTCAAAGTCGGTGGGCAGAGCCGTCTGCATATCGTGGGCAAGGTCGCCCATGACGCCGTTGATGTCCTCTGCCACTCCTTCTGCGGCTTTGACCGCTTCACCGCCGTTGTCGTCAATGGAGCCTGCAAGACCCTTGACCAGCATTTCACCCACCCATGCCATCTCCTTCGAGGGCGAATGGATACCGAAGAAATCGCAGATGCCGTCCCAGATGGAGGAGATCCACCCGGATACCTTGTCCCACAGCCACGAGGCAAGCTGGGTAATACCGTTCCACAGTCCCTTGACGATGTTGCCGCCGATCTCCACGATCTTATACATCAGAGAGCCGAAGGCTTTCACGATACCCGCAATGATCTGCGGCACGGCCTTGACGATCTCCACGATGATGGTGGGCAGGTTTTCAATCAGGGCAACGAACAACTGAACGCCTGCCATGATGATTTTGTCGATATTCCCGACCAGTGCATTGACGATGCCGGAGATAATTTGCGGGATTGCCTGCACGATGGTGGTGATGATCTGCGGCAGGGCTTGAATGAGGGAAATCAGCAGGTCGATGCCCGCTTGAATAATGAGCGGTATCGCATTCAGCACAGCATTGATAATGCCGTCAATGATTTTCGGGATAGCTTCCACGATTGCCGTGATGATCTCCGGCAATGCAGTCACCAGCGAGGTCAGAAGTTGAATGCCTGTTTCGATGATCTGCGGAATCGAATCCAGTAAGAAGGTAATGATGCCGTTGATGATCTCCGGCAGAGCGGCGATCAACACGGGTATTGCGTCCAGAAGCCCTTGCGCCAATCCCGTGATAAGCTGTAAGGCTGCGTCAAGGAGCATCGGCAGGCTGTCCACCAGTCCTTGTACGATGGTGACGATAGCCTGCACCGCTGCCGGGATGAGCGTGGGCAGTGCATCCGCAATGCCGGTCACAAGTGTAGACACCAGCTGAATCGCTGCCTCAATGAGCAGGGGCAGATTCTCAATCAGCGTGTTCACGATGGTCATAAGTGCGGACACCGCCGCCGGGATAAGCTGCGGAAGCAGGGATAGCAGCGTTTCCAGCACCTGCGAGAACAGTTCGGCGACCGCTTCCAGCAGTGTGGGCAGCAGTTCACCCACAGCCGTCAGCAGAGCGTCCAGTGCCGTGGGCAGAGCCGCCACGATGTTCTCAATAACCGGGGTGATGTTCGCCACCACGGTCTTGAAAGCATCCACCATGTTGTTGCACAGCAGCTCCATGTCAGCGTCCGCATCACCAAAGCCTACAATAAGGTTCGACACGGCGGATTTCAGCGCATTGACAGAGCCGGATATGGTGGCTTCCGCTTCCTTGGCGGTTGTGCCCGCAATGTCCATACTCTCCTGCATGACATGGATGGCTTCCACCACATCTGCGTAGGAGGAGATGTCGTACTTGACGCCGGATATCTTCTCCGCATCGGCAAGCAGCCGTTCCATTTCCTGCTTTGTACCGCCGTAGCCCAGCTTGAGGTTGTCGAGCATCGTGTAGTTCTGCTTGGCAAAGCCCTGGTAGGCATTCTGAATGGAGGACATATCCGTACCCATCTTATTGGCGTTGTCGGACATATCCGTAATTGCCATATCCGCATACTTTGCGGCTTTCTCGGTATCGCCGCCGAGGGACTGGATGAGGCTTGCGGAAAAGCCCGTTACCGTCTCCATGTACTCGTTGGCGGAAAGTCCTGCCGTTTTGTATGCGTTGGCGGCATACCGCTGGATCTCCTGCGAGGAGTCCTTGAACAAGGTGTCAACACCGCCGACCAGCTGCTCATAGTCAGCATAGGCGGCGATGACCTCTTTGCCGAGTTTCACGGCGGCAGCACCTGCGGCGACGGCCACAGCACCGAGTGCCACACCTACGGTTTTGAGAACCTTGCCGAAGCCTTCAAACTTGCTGCCGGATTCCTCCGCAGCCTTGCCGCCCTCCTTGATAGCTTTCTCGTTTTCATCCAGCTCCCGGTTCATATCGTTGAGGGCGGCCTCGGCATTGTTGAGTTGGATCTGCCAGTTCTGGGTGCGGCGGTCGTTCTCTCCGAAAGAGGTGGCGGCATTCTGCAGAGCCTTGCGAAGGGTGTCGATTTTTGTTGTCTGCTCATCGATCTCTTTTCGCAGCACCTTATTCCGTGCGGCGAGAGCCTCCACGGATTTATCGTTCTTATCGAACTGAGAGGTGGCGAGCTTCATTTCGGAGCCGAGCACCTTGAAGGACTGGTTGATGTCCGCCAGCGCTTTTTTGAATTCCTTTTCGCCCTCAAGACCGATCTTCAGTCCGAAACTATCTGCCATGTACCGTCACCTCCTTAAATGCCATCCGGGATAATATCGTCAATGTAGTGTTCGTGAGCAGGAACAGCCTGCCCGTTATACTGCTTGTGGCACTCCCACAGATCCAGCAGAAGTCCAAACGGCATCAGCCACACTTCATCCTGGCTGAGATGAAGGTGGGCAAGACCGTAATAAAGAAGCCGGGTAAACAGCTCCGCATCGGAGACTGTTACCCGACTTGTGCGTTTTTTGCGTCTTTCTCACTTTCCACATTCCGCTTGGTGCCCTTGTAGAGCGCTTCCGTAATGGCGGTTTTGTATCCGGCGAGGTCGAGGGGCGTGGTCAGAAGCTCCACCACATCCTCCGTGAGCAGCTCCTTGGGATGCTCTTTATCCTTGAGGTTGTGGACGAGGATGCTCTGATTTGCCAGAAGCGTGATAAGCCACACGATCTCGCCGATTGCCATTTCAAAGTTTTCGGACTTCATCAGCTTCTCGCCGAGGTTTTCCAGCCCGCCATAGCGACCGGCGATTTCCTTGGTAGCCTTGGTGGTCAGGAGCAGGGTGTACTCCTCATCGCCGATGGTAATGGTTGCGGTTCTTTCGTTATCCATCATAAGTTACCTCCGTTAAGTGGATTTCTCGGGTGATGCCGCATAGGTCGGCTCGTATACCGTCTTATACCAGTTGGAAATGGTGGCCGCCGTCACGGTGGTATCGCCCTCGGTGACCTCTGCTTTCCAGGGATGCACACCCTTGGCGTCCGGCTTGTTGCGGCGCAGAATGGTTCCCTCAATGGTGGGTGTGGAGAAGGTAATGCTGTCGCCCTTTGTGGCGAGGTTGGTGGCCGGGATGCCGAACTTCACACGGTAAAGCCAGAAATACTTGTATTTGCCGTTGGACTTCTTTGCACGGAAGCCCACCGCTACGGGTTCGCCGCCGTCCTCGCTTGCGGAGACGACCACGCCGTTTTTGTCGATGGTCGCACCTGTCAGGTCGGATGCGGCGGTCGCACCGATGTCATCCACGCCGAGTGACAGCGTGCCGCTTTTGAATTCCTTTACGATCTCTGCCGCACCGTCGTCGGCGTAGAGAGTCGCTTCCGCCAGTTCCACAGAAAGCTCTGCGGTCATGGCCTTTGCCAGCTGCACCGGAGAAGCGTAGGTTTCCTCGCCGCTTGCGTCCTCGGTGATTTTGGCGTAATAGAGTCTGTCAAGACCGATGGTTGCCATGTCTTAAACCTCCAATTCATAGATTTGTGCCACATCAATGGCGTAGTGATGATAGCCGGTTTCGGTTTCAAAGCCGATGTACCGGCGGTCGGTAATATAAAAATCCGCACCCAGCAAGGCGCGGACAATCGCGTTTTTCAGTTTTGTGTAGCTGCCCTTTGTGAACAGGGACAGCCGTACCTCCTGCGTTTCGCAGCCGGGAGCGTTGTCAGCGTGAAGCTCTAAGTTGTCCGACAGCGGCGTGATGACCAGATAGGTGTCCGGTGCTTTGCCGGAGAACACACCCGTTTCCACTGGAACACCGCAATGCTCGGCGATGGTTTGTAAATCGGATAGCAGGCTCACAGCTTTTCCACCTCCTCATCCAGTGCCTTGGTCATGGCATCGATGCATTCCTGCCGGGACGCCGTTTTCGCAGGTTTCAGAAACGGTTTTGCAGGCTGACCGTGCTTGCCGTATTCGAGAATGTTGGCAAGTTTGGCGTTGCTGCCGCCGTCCGAGCGAGGTTCGGCGAAACCGACCTTGATGTCGTGGTTTCCGTCCCGGTTCAGCTTGGAGGGAGAAAGGCCGAGTGCGCCTTCCAGTTCGCCCGTGGTGCGGGATTTGAACTTTGTCCCTCTGCCGATAACGGAGGAAAGATTGCTCTTGACCTTTTTCAGCACGACCTCGCCACCGGCCTGCAGGACGGTATCCGCAACGCTGTCAAAGTTGCTGCCGAGCTTGGAGATCTTCAGAAGGAAATCCTCCGGCATTTTCATTTCAGCTTTTGCCAATGGTAGGTTCACTCCTTTTCGCTAAAACCTCGATGTACATACCACGACCTTTCACATTTTCAACAGAGATGATATTAAATCGCTCTCCGTCACAAATGAGAAACTGGTCGGTAGTGACCGTCAGCCCAGGAATACACCGAAAGCGGAACAGGTCGGTCGCTTCGCTGAATGCGGCGAGGTTTGCCCAACGCTGACTGCCATGCCGACCTTCCCGGTACACACGGACGGAAGCGAGGACTTCATCCTCGGAATGGGTGAAGCCCTCGCTGTCCTTGACTTGGCGGGTTTCCACGATGTCGGCAAAGCCGTTCATTTTCCCGAAGCTCATACCTGCCACCGCCTATCCAAGCGGAGCAGCAGATTGACCGTGTTCCACACCTGCTGTGCTGCTCCGGTGTTATCCGCAAAGAAGCCGCCCGTGCTGCCGTCCCGGCTTTCATAGAAGTGGGATGACAGCATGATGACGGCTTGCTCCGTGGTGGGCGGCATGGGGTTCTCCTTGTAGTAGCCCTCCGGGATGTGCTGGTAGCTTTCGGCGTAAGAAACAGCGGCGGTGATGTAGCTTTTCAGCAAGGCATCATCCGCCGTGTGTTCCAGGATAAGGTTGGCTTTTACTTTGGAAAGAAGCTCGTCCATCACCGCCGCCTCCTTCCTTATTCGGTTTTCAGCTTGAGAATCTGAACGGCTTCGGGGAGAATAAGTTTGCCGTCCACACGTTCCTTAGCCACGAAACCGATCATACCGTTGCCCGCGAACAGCTCGTTGAGCTGCTTGAAGGAACGGGTGCCGCGGTCGCCGATGTTGTAGTAGCTGTAATCGCCGAACGCAATAGCATTCTCCGGAGCATACGCAGAGGTATGAACCGTGTAGCCGAGAATGCGGTCCGGTTCGCCTGCCTGATAGGAAGGCTGCCAGATATACGCACCGTTGTTGTCCTTCAGCTTGCGGATCTGTGCGATGGTCTTGTCGTTCATGATGAAAGAGGCAGACTTGCGGTAGGGACGCTTCAGTGCATGGATGAGGGTGATGAGATCATCGCTCTTGAGTGCCGCAGTCAGCGTTTCTGCCACATGACCGCCACCGGTCTCCGCAAACAGACCGAGGGGCTGACCGACACCGGTACCGTTGAGGAATGCGTCCTCCTCGGCATTGGCGAGTGCCTTGCCGAACTCGGTGAGAATGTAATCCTCCAGCTTGAACGCATTGTCGTAGAGCAGTTCCTCGGTCACCTTGATGGCAACATGGAGTTTATGCGCATCCAGAAGGATCTGTGCAAAGGTTGCGTCACCGAAAGAGAGTGCACCGCCTTCCTCGATCCACGCAGCGGCAGGCGCAGTCGCTGCAATGTTGATCTTATGCTCACCGGATGTGGTGATGGTATGACCGAGCTTTCGCATGATGTTTTCCTCGGAAAGCGTCTGAATGAGGCGGGAATCATACTCTTCGGGTACGAGGTAGCCGCCGTCAGCGTCAACACCCTCGCGAAGGACATCGCTCACCTGGTGGAAGTTGCTGCGAAGGGCGGTGAGCATTCCGGTGCGGTAGGCATCGGAAGCACGACCGGTCTTGGGCTTCTCGTCAGCGGTGGACTTGCCGTTCATGGGCTTTTCGGTGATGGGAGAGGAAGTGGGTCTGTTCAGCTGCGCCTCCATTGCGGACATGGCTTCCATGCGCTCGATCTCGGCACTGTAGTCCTGCACCTTCTTTTCCATCTGAGCATAGGTCGCAGCATCCTCATCGGAAAGCAGACCGTCCTTATCACGCTTGGTCTCCACAAATGCCTTTGCAGCGTTCCAAGCCTGGTTGCGCTTTTCACGCAGTTCGTTGATCGTCATATTGAATTACCTCCAGTTTTTAATAAGATTGAGCCGATCTATAAGGTCATCGGCTTTTTGTGTACGGGTGGGTTTCGGGGTGATGGCGCATTTTGCGGCGATCTTCTCCATGAGAGAGTTCACCACATTCGCCTTGGAATACAGCATGGAAACGGCAGGCGTGGGTACCTCTTCGGATTCCGAGTTTCTCTGCATGATTTCGTCCGCAAAGCCGAGTTCCACAGCCTTGTTTGCGTCCATCCATGTTTCCGCATCCATGAGATGAGACAGTTTTGCACGAGACAGCCCCGTCTTGATCTCATAGGCGTTGATGATGGAATCCTTCACGCTTGAGAGCATCTCGATGGCTTTCTGCATTTCCTCCGAATTGCCGAATGCCGCAGTCATGGGGTTGTGGATCATAAGCATGGACACCGGGGACACCAGCACCTTCGTGCCTGCCATAGCGATGACGGATGCTGCGGATGCCGCAATGCCATCGATTTTCACGGTCACATCACCCTTGTAGTCCATGAGCATATTGTAGATTTGAGCCGCCGCCACGCAGTCACCACCGGGACTGTTGATCCACACGGTGATGTTGCCACTGCCAGACATGAGCTCGTCCTTGAAAAGCTGCGGGGTGACATCATCGTCAAACCAGCTTTCCTCGGCGATGGTCCCGTCCAGAAACAGCGTCCTCTCCGGAACCTGCTCCTGTGTCTCCTGATTGGTCACCGTTCGGGTCTTCCAATTCCAGAATTTCTTCATCGGATTTTTCCTCCTTTCCGTCATCGGTAGGTGTATTTGCAAAAGCCCCGGCATTTTTCAGCGGGAGCATATTGCCGTTAATGAGGTACAAATCGCCGCCATCCTCTGCCGGGATACGGTCGAGGTTTTCCAGTTCCCGGATGTCATTTGCAGACATCCAGCCGTTCTGACGGCCAATGGCGTACCCGTTCATGCGGCTCTGATAGTCGCCGCGAAGCAGACCTTCCACATTGAATTTTGCAAAGTACTTCTTTTTTTCCTCGGAGTTCAGCAGGGAGCGTTGAATGGACTGCTCCCAACGGATGACCCAGGGGTCGAGGGTGTATTTTACAAACTCAAGGGACTGCTGCTCAATATTAGAAAAGCTCGACTTTTCCAGATCGCCGACCATGTGGGGAGGGACTCGGAAAATTCGAGCAATTTCATTGATTTGGAATTTGCGTGTTTCCAGGAACTGTGCCTGCTCCGGCGAGATGCCGATGGGCGTGTATTTCATGCCTTCCTCAAGCACGGCGATTTTATTGGCATTGCCGCTGCCGCCGAAGGTGGACTGCCAGCTCTCCCGCACACGCTGCGGGTCTTTGATTGTACCGGGGTGTTCCAACACACCGCCCGGTGCGGCGCCGTTGGCGAAGAACTTTGCACCGTATTCCTCGCAGGCAATCGCCATGCCGATGGCATTCTTCGCCATAGCGATGGGGCTGTAGCCGACCAGACCGTCAAAGCCGAGTCCCGGTATGTGGAGTACATCCGAGGGATGAAGCGTTACGGCGAACTCCTTGTTTTTGATGGCTTCGTCCGAGCCACGGTAATAGGTGTAGTAGAGACGCCCATTTTCATCTCTGTCCACCGACATCTTGTTGGGCATAAGCGGATACAAAGCAACGATTTCATTTTTACCGTTGCGGATGATTTGCGCGTAAGCGTTGCCCCAGAGGAGAAGGTGCGTCATGAGGGTTTCCCGGAATACGAAAGAACTCATCTCCGGGTTCGGCTCATCGTGGAGCAAGCGGTAGAGCGGATGGTCAAGCGCCATTGCCTTGCCGCCGCTGTCCGTGTATTTATAGAGGTGCAGCGGCAGACCCGCGACAGCCTCAGACAGAATGCGGACACAGGAGTACACCGCCGTCATCTGCATGGCAGAGCGTTCCGTCACCGCCTTGCCGGAGGTCGTGCCGCCCATGAAAAAAGCGTAGTTACTGCCTGCTGTCCTGTTTTGAGGCTTGTCTCTGGATTTGAACAGCCCTGAAAAGATACCCATTGACATCACTCTCCTTAAAAATGGGCAAAAGAAAAGCACCTGCTCATATGAACAGATGCTTTGAAATATTCAGATATTTTGGCTCTTATTTCAATTCGGCATTCCAACTTGAAATAACGGCTCAGTATATGCTTGCTTGTTTCATTTTCTATGATAATCGGTTCTTGCGAAGTTTCCGACTTGAACTGCAAAAACTTTTGATTTTGCTCCGAAAATGCAGTGCTTATTCGCTGAGCAGCCAGTCGATCAAATTCAGTGATTTTATGCCATCATAGGAATTGATGAAGCTGCGATCCATAGAAAGCACGATTTTTTCGTAGTTATCCCCAATCATACGCAGCGGACGAAGCTCCCGTTCACGGGTCTCCGCGGAAAGCATACTTTCCGTTACCTGAATATATACCTTGTTGTTCGGCTTTTCCGCAACGAAGTCGACCTCCGTCTCTCCGACCTTCCCGATATATACCCGATAGTCACGGCGCAGCAGTTCCAAAAATACGATATTCTCAATGATATGCCCGCGATCTGCATCTCGGTAGCCCAGAAGCATATTGCGAAAACCCATGTCGATGATATAGTTCTTTCCAAGAGTTTTGAGCAGCTGCTTTCCTTTTACATCATACCGACCGACAGAGAAGAATACAAACGCATTGCGGAGCATGGAAATATATTTATCCACCGTTTTCCCCGCAATGTTCTTCTGCTTACTGGTTTGAATGTCGCCCTCGTTGGAGAGTACATTTCCGATGCTGTTCGGAGAAGTGATGCTGCCGATATTGGAGCATAAAAACAGCATGATTTTTTGAAGCATGGCTTGATCTGTGCCATTATTGCGCTGCAAAATATCACGCAGCACCACGGTCGAATAGATACCTTCCAGTGCCTGATTGCTTCTCGCTTCGTTGAACTTGTATTCTCTCAGGATCGGCATCCCTCCGAACTGGAGATACTTCTGGAACTTTTCGTCCATTGTCACATCGGTGGCAAACTCGTAGAAGTCCAAAAACTCCTTGAAGGACAGCGGTAGCACCCGTATCTCTACATATCTGCCGGAGAGCAGCGTAGAAAATTCCGTGGACAGCAGATAGGCATTGGAACCCGTGATATAAATGTCTACATCATAATCCAAGCGGAAGGACTCGATTGCTTTTTCCCAATGCTCTACAGTCTGCAGTTCATCGAATATAAGGTAGGTCTTTCCGTCTTTGGCGATCTGCTTGCTGACATAATCATAAAAAGAAAGGTAATTGTTCAGGTCACGGTAACGCAAGGATTCCATGTTCATGTGAACGATTCGGGAATCCGGCACGCCGTTCTCCGACAGATAGTGATGAAACAAGTCCAGCAAGGACGATTTTCCGCAGCGGCGAATACCTGTAACGATCTTCACCAGATCTACATCTTTGTTTTGAATCAGCTGATTCAGATATTGGGGGCGGTTGATCAATTCAGCCATAATGCACCTCCTGACTTTCTTGATTCTATTATACCCGAAAAATCAAAAAAGTCAATAGTTTTGGAGTTGTAAGTCTGAAACTCTGCTTAATAATAGAGTTTCCGACTTTATTCGACTGATATTTTGACGACGGGTCTCAAATGAACAACAGCCCACGGCTATCATAGACCGAAGCTCCGTTATCATTGCCGCAGCGGATAGCACGGTCAAGTGCCATAATGGTGGCAACGGCCCCGTCGATTTTCTCCGTGGACTTTTCCTTGTCCGGCTTGATGTTGCCGGCCGGGTCGGTGCGAATGAAGATGTTGTCCATCATCCAGCGCAGAACAGGATGCCCGCCGTGGGCTATTTTCTGCTCCAGCACCAGCTTCATCAGCTCCTTGGTGGGCGGGGACATATCCTTGAATCCCTGTCCGAAAGGAACGACTGTGAAGCCCATGCCCTCAAGATTCTGCACCATCTGCACAGCACCCCAACGGTCAAAGGCGATCTCACGGATGTTGAAGCGTTCGCCCAGGCTTTCGATGAATTTCTCAATGTAGCCGTAGTGGACTACATTGCCCTCGGTGGTTTGGAGGTATCCCTGACGCTCCCATACATCGTATGGCACATGGTCACGCCGGACTCGGAGGTCGAGGTTATCCTCCGGTATCCAGAAGTGCGGCAGGATGATGTACTTGTCGTCCTCGTATTCCGGTGGGAAAACCAAAACGAATGCCGTAATATCCGTTGTGGAGGACAAGTCCAGACCGCCGTAGCAGACACGGCCGTCCAGATCGTCCTCGCAGACGGCAAACTCACATTTGTCCCACTTATCCATCGGCATCCAGCGCACCGCCTGTTTGACCCATTGGTTGAGTCTTAACTGCCGGAAGGAGTTCTCTTCACCGGGGTTCTGCTTGGCAGATTCGCAGGCATCCTTCACCTTATCGATGCCCACCGTGATGCCGAGGGACGGATTGGCTTTCTTCCAGACCTTCGGATCTGTCCAATCGTCCGATTCCTCCGCACCGTAGATGACGGGATAGAAGGTGTGGTCGATCTTGCGTCCCTCGATGATGTCCTTGGCCTTCCGGTGGATCTCATAGCAGATGGACTTCGTATCATTGCCGGCCGTGGTGATGAGAAAATACAACGGCTGCATACGGGCATCGCCGGAGCCTTTTGTCATGACATCAAAGAGCTTGCGGTTGGGCTGGGTGTGCAGCTCATCGAACACCACGCCGTGGGTATTAAATCCGTGTTTGTTGCCCACATCGGCAGAAAGCACTTGATAGATACTGCCTGTTGGCTGGTAAATGAGCCTCTTCTGGGAATCCAGTATCTTGACCCGCTTTGAAAGCGCAGGACACATCCGCACCATATCTGCCGCTACGTTGAAAACGATGGACGCCTGCTGACGGTCGGCAGCGCATCCGTAGACCTCGGCTCGTTCCTCTCCGTCACCGCAGGTGAGCAGAAGTGCCACCGCAGCGGCAAGCTCGGACTTGCCTTGCTTTTTCGGAATTTCAATGTATGCTGTATTGAACTGTCGATAGCCGTTGGGCTTGAGGACACCGAAAATGTCCCGGATAATTTGCTCCTGCCAGTCGATGAGCTCGAAAGGCTTTCTCGCCCAGGTGCCTTTGGTGTGGCACAGACTTTCGATGAACATGACGGCATAATCCGCCGCATCCGCATCGTAGTGGGAGGTTTTCTCCATGAACCTTGTGGGCTTATATGTTTTCAGTTTTCTCGTAGAGACCACCTCCAAGGTATAAAAATAGCCGCCACCGAAATCGGTGCGACCTTCCGTACAACGAGCAGCAGCCCCTTTCGGAGCCGTTGCTTTAAAATTTTGGTTTTTTACCAGTTCTCGCTGTGGAGCAGAAGCTCCAGCGCAAGCTGTGTGTTTTCATCGGCGGGTTCTACATCCCAGCCTCTGTCGTAGTTGCAGACGATTTCGCCGTCCCGCTTGAGCATGAGCTTGGAAATGCGTCCGCCGTCGATACCCCACTTGGAACCTTTGTCGTACTGCTTCATCCAGTAGTGAAAAACCTCGCCGTTAACTCTGATGCTGCCTTCTTTCCACATGATTGTGTACCTCCGTTTGTTTTGTTGTGAGTGTATATTACCTCTGAAGTGCGGATATAGCCAGTTACTTCGGAGATATATACTACACAATCATTTGGGGTGGAAACTGTGTATATTACAGCGGTTCTCCCGTGAGGATGAAATGCACATACTCGCCTCGGTGTTCTTCGAGGAATACCACCAGCTCGTAAAACCGCATCTCATTGGCAATGTACTGTGCCATCGGCACATCAAACATATTCGTGCGGCCGGTCTTGCGGATGGCGAGGATCTGCTCTCGGACTTTCTCAGTCATTGTCGCACCTCCGGCAGATGTCCTCGCCGTAGGCCACGCTCAGACCGCAGCCGTTATCCCAAGTGACCATGATGGAGCCGATATCGTCGACCCCACGCACAGTGCCTTTCGTGCCGACAGGTGGAGCCTGTGGATCGTCCATCTGAACAAGTACGACCCGTGTACCGACCGAGTATTCTTTGCGAATACGCTCGACCGTTTCCTTACTCGGGAATCTCATGCTGTGTACCTCCGTTCTTGAAAGCCGAAGATCCGGACAGGTTCTTCAGCAGAATTTTTCGGGCAGCCTTGTATTCCGCACCGATGAAGCCGAGCCGCAGGAGAAAGCAGCGGAATGCATATTTCTCATTGTCGGTCGGCTTTTCCGTTGCGTTAATCCGTTTCTGATTCCGTGCCATCTCGCACAGCTTGCAAATAAAGGTGTCATAGGCTTTCATCTCGTCCGGGGTTGGAGTCGCCGGGAACCAAGGGAAGGATACCTTCGTGTCCGTGATTTCCAGTGGCAGATCGCTCACGCCGAGGGCTTTCTTGATAAGACTGCCTTTGGCTGTGATGAGTGCCTTGAGGTTTTCCAGGTCGCTGTCGGTGAACAGGCTCCTCGGCACGGAAATGCAGACGGCGCAAGGCTCGTCCTCGTCATCGACATTGCTCTGGTCGATGTCAAAGCCCTCATCGTAGATGTGCTGAAGAAGCCGCTCGATGACCTCGCTGTCGGCACGGTCGTCAAAGGAAAGACTGCCGTTTCGATCAATGGTAAAGTAATCTACCTCATAGTTGAATGTGGGCGCGCCGCAGTACTTTGCGGGAACGCCGAGCCAGTCGGAGATGGTCTGTACCAGCCGCTTGCGCTCCGTACCATTCACATGAAAATTCAGTTCCATTCAGAATCCCTCCACCCAAGCAAAAATAATACCGCGTCGGAAAACCCGGCACGGTAATAGCAGTTCATTGTCTCGCCGTCTGTCACAGAGTAGGCATTTTCGCAATCGGTCAGCAGGATGCGCTGTTCGGCAGAGAGCGTATTTCTCAGCTTGTCGGCACACACGGACAGCCGCTCGATGGCATCGGACAATGATTCGTTCGGTCTGCTGCCGCAATCATTGATGCGCTCCAGTATAAAGGCATCCACGGCAGTTTTCATTGCTTCGTTTTTCATAGTAGCACTCCTTTCGTTTGGCGTACTACATATATTGCTCAGATTTCGCTGAATAGCAAGTCCTATCTGCCGGAAATGCTACATTCTACGATGTGAACAAGACATCGGCCTCATTCGCCCTCCCGATTGGGTATGAAGATCTTGACCGGGACACCCATCTTTTTACAGTTGTCGATCACGAATTTCGTGCCGTGGGATGTTCCGTCCCAGAAAGCCAATACAAGGTCTGCATTCTGGATGATCGTAATATTCCGCTTGAGGGGTGCAGAGCGGCCGAACTTCTCATATTCCGGGAGAAATTCCGTCAGTTTGATTCCGTGTGTCTGCGCATAGCTCCTTGCACAGCTGTCAACACCTCTCGCACCGCCGGAAACGATCTCCGTTACATTGTCCGGCAGATATTTTCCGAGGTCATCCACCATAAGCCCTCTTGAACCGATTACAGCAACACGCATTTTCAAGCCGCCTCCAGAATTTATTGTAGATATACCGTATATCCATTTAGAACATTGTAGCACATGATGGACATAAAATAAACATACAATATGTTTATGGAGAGGTGACCGTATGGCTATCAAGAGCGTTTCAATACGCATAGAGGAAGAAATGCTTGAAAAACTCGGCTTTGTTGCCGATTATGAAGGCCGTTCCGTGAACAGCCACATCCTTGTGCTGATTCGCGAGAACATCAAAAAGTTTGAAGAGCAGAACGGCGAGATCAACGGAAGCATCCGACCGGATGTCAATGTGAAGCCCACCAGGAAAAACTGATGAGATCGAGGAGCGGTCAACCCGCTGCCTCGATTTTTTCTGCCCACACGATTCCGCAGAGCACGAACCATACGCACGGGAGCGCCACACCGTTGCCCCACATCTTATATTCCGCACTGTCGGAATATGGGTCTTTCAGCCACTTTGCGACCTGCTTGTCGGATTTCACCTTGCAGCCGGTCACTTCGGAGTAGGTCTTGAACACCTTGTGCCAGAAGTACATTTCCTCATCGGTCGGCTTTTCCGTGCCAAGGTCGGCACACCAGTCGTCCGGGAAGCCCTGAAGCCGTGCGCACTCGGTGGGAGTCAAACGCCGAACGGTGTATCCGCTTTGGATAGCGCCCGGTCCTTTTGCCACCAGTGTCGGCTGAAGCTCCTTTTCAAAGGTCGGAGAGAACTTGGCGTTCTGCCCCTGGTTGAAGGTGTCTCGGCCAATGCCATAGCAGACGGCGGTCGGGTCTTTGTAGTCACGGGCAAGGACGGTAGGAGCCTTATCTTCGGAAACCTGGGCAAAGCTGCCAGTTGTCATGGTATAGACAGCGTGGCGGTCAACGGTATTGAGGGTGAAGGATACATCTTCGTTGATGCCATCGCCCTGGGGACCGTTCTTGTCCTCGCGGCCGATCATGGAGCCTTGCAGCACATAGGTCTGCTGTTTCGTCCCGGCATTGGCGCACACCACAGCGGAGCGGTCACCGAGGTCACGAACTTCATCACGCTGATTTTGCGTGAAAGCAACAACGGCAATGCCGCCCTGATTGCAGGAGGGGTTGCCGCCGTTGCCGTCAAGCGTCCGTGCGGTTTCGGCTTCGTAGATGCCGCTGTGCGGATTATCCGACTTCATGGCGTTGGAGTCCTTGGAGCAGATACCGAAGGGTTGAAGGATGCAGGTAAAATTGTCCTTGTCCGGCATACGCTGATTTCCTCCGGCATTCTGCTTGGTGAGGGTCGGAGAAACCTGCCCGCCGTCCCAGACGCAAGGCTCGAACAGCGTCTGGTCATTGTTGCAGGACAGAGTCGCGGATTTATTCTCCTGAATGAGCGCACCCTTGCCGCCGCCTTCGCAGCCGGAGCGGATCTTCATCACAAGCGGTACATTGTTGCCGCCCGTGCCCATGCGTGAGGTCAGTGTCTGCACATTCCCGTCCTCGGAAAGTTTGACTCTGCTGTCGGTCGGATGGTTTTCCAGTGCGACCGCCGCAGGAACGACCCCAGCACGGAGCGTGGGAGAGCATTCCTCCTCATAGCCGATGGTGCGGCTCTTTGCGGAATGCTCGGTGCAAAATCCTGCCGACTCCATGACGCAGGGCGGATGATGCGCTTCTGCTCGGAGCGTGGAGGTGACTTCCTCTGTGATGTCCATGCGGTCACCGCCCTGGTCGTTCAGCACGATGCCGTTGCGACCGGTGGACATTCCACAGTTTACACCGAGTGTGGAAGAAACCTCCTCGGTCAGACTGCCGTTGTATCCGCCATAGCCTGTCGCTCCAGCGCAAGGCGTAAAACTTCCGGCAGCTCTTTGCCACGTGCGGAAGCCCTCCGTAGAATACCCAGACAAGCCTTCTGACTCAAATAGTATTTTTCCGGCACTTCTGCCTGCAAGATCTGCGACAAGGTAGATGCGGCGTCTTCGCTGGGGAACTCCCCAGTATTGTGCGTCAAGAGTTCGGTACGCAACGCTCCATCCGTCTCCCATGTAAAGGTCGGCGTAGGGCCATCGTGCCTTTTCAGGCATAGGCACCTCGGTCTCCGGCTCGGCGATGCCGATGACCGCTTCGAGGACGGCTTTGAAGTCCTCGCCCTTGTTCGAGGAGAAGGCACCGGGGACGTTCTCCCATACGATGTATCTTGGATATCTGCCACCTGTGGAACACCTCATTTCTTTGATGATTCGGACGGCTTCATAAAAAAGGCTGGAACGGGAACCGTCCAGACCGTCCCTTCGACCGGCGATGCTCATGTCCTGGCACGGGCTGCCGAAGGTGATAATGTCCACGGGTTCGATCCTGCCGCCGTCCATAGCGGAGATGTTCCCGTAGTGCTTCATAAAAGGCAGGCGCTTGGTGGTCACTCGAATGGGAAACGGCTCGATCTCCGAAGCCCACACGGGAGTGATACCGGCAAGCAGTCCGCCCAAAGGAAAGCCCCCGGAGCCATCAAACAGGCTTCCGAGGGTCAAAGTCTTATTCGTCATGGGGTGCTACCTCGCTATATTTGTATTCCTTGCCGTCCCGCAGAACGCTGACCTTTTCATCCGAGCCGACCTGCTCGATGTACCGTTTTACGATGACGTCGCAGAACTTCTCATCCAGTTCGATGGTATAGCAGATGCGGTCGGTCTGCTCACAGGCAATGAGCGTAGAACCGGAGCCGCCGAAGGGGTCGAGCACCACGGAGTTTGCCATAGAGCTGTTCTGAATGGGATAGGCAAGCAGCGGAATCGGCTTCATGGTAGGATGGTCGCCGTTTTTCTTGGGCTTGTCGAACTCCCAAATGGTGGACTCTTTGCGCCCGGTGTACCACTGGTGCTTGCCTTTCTTCTTCCAGCCGTAGAGGCACGGCTCGTGCTGCCACTGGTACGGGGAGCGTCCCAGCACCAGGGACTGCTTCTTCCAGATACAGCAGCCGGAGAGATAGAACCCAGCGGCGTCAAAAGCCTTTCGGAAGTTCAGCCCCTCAGTGTCGGCGTGGAACACATAGATGGAGGCATCGTCCGCCATGACCTTCTCCATATTGGAAAAGGCATCGAAGAGGAAGTCGAAAAACTTCTCCGATGCCATGTTGTCGTTCTTGATTTTCCCGGCGCTGCCCTCGTAGTTCACATTGTAGGGCGGGTCGGTAATGACGAGGTTCGCCTTGCGGCCGTCCATGAGAGCGGTGTAGGTTTCCTCCTTGGTACTGTCGCCGCAGATGAGCCGATGCCGCCCCAGCGTCCAGATGTCGCCGGGCTTCGTGAAGGTAGGCTTTTGCAGCTCGGCATCCACATCAAAATTATCCTCTTCGGCTTCAATGCCATCGTCAAAGAGCTTCGACAGCTCCTTTTCGTCAAAGCCGGTGAGAAGCGGGTCAAAATCTGTCGCCTGCAAAGACTCAATCTCCACACGCAGAAGTTCTTTATCCCAGCCTGCGTCCATTGCCATGCGGTTGTCGGCGATGATGTAGGCCTTCTTCTGGGCTTCCGTAAGGTGGTCGGCAAAGACGCACGGCACCTCAGAAATGCCTTCCTCCTTGGCGGCAAGAATACGACCGTGACCGGCAATAACGCCATAGTCACGGTCGATAATAACGGGATTGATGAAGCCAAACTCACGCAGTGAGGAGCGGAGCTTATTGATCTGCTCCGGGCTGTGTGTCCGGGCGTTATTGACATAGGGAACCAGCTTCGTGATAGGTACGAGCTGCATCTCGGTCGTTGTTTTCATCAGACCAGCCCCCATTCCGCAAACTTCTCAAAGCCGCCGACCGAGCGGATGTAGCGCTGGGCGATCTCTACGATTTCAGCGTAGGGTCTGCCATCCACGGCATCGTCCCCAATGGCGCAGCAGAACGTTACGGGCTTGCCGGTTTCCTGGGCTTTGAGGAAAGCGTAGATGTTGACGGACACATCCGCCTTGGACAGATCCTTGCCGTGCAGACCACCGCCTGTCACCGAGTCGGCCATATCCGAGCCGAGCTTGCGGTTGGTAGCACCGGTATCCACATCGGTGCCGCCTGTCCAGTCGCCGAGCGGATTGATTTCCGCATCGGGATACATAGTTCGGAGAGAATCTGAAGACGCATTGCTCTGACAGAGAATGAGACGGTTGCCGTCCAGGATATACTTCCCATCATAGGGATACACGGCGAAAATGCCCCGTGCGATATGCGAGAGCTTTTTCTGCTCCACGGTTACGGGCATTCCCTTGAAGATGCCGTTATCGCCGCAGCGGACACCGTCTGCCTGGTTGTCGGCGAGGTGACCGTCCTGCGGCACTTCTACATAGTCCACGGCGAGATTTCCGGCAATGCGGTGGACGGCGGCGGTGACATCTGCCTTGTCCAGCATGACGGAAGTTTCCGCAATGATGTGGCAAACGCCATGGCCGATGAGGACTTCCACGGCAATGCGGGGATCGTTTTCTTTTCTGTATGCCAGGTCAACGAGCGCACCGGCAATTCTGTCCGCCACCTTGTCCGGGTGGCAGGGATTTACTTTTTCAAACATGGTGTTACCCCTTTCTCGCACGGAGCAGGCGCTCCATAAGGTCATCCTGCGGCGTTGATTCGCCGTATTCCGTGCTGCAGTTTTCTTTCACGATCTGGAAGATCTCGTTCCAGAGCCGAACCGCCTGGTTCATGTAATTGATGCCGATATTGATAAATGGGGACGGGATCGGCTTTCCCGTGGTGGGGTGCTTGGAGAGGAAACCCATGCGGTTGGTCATTTCCTCGCACTGCACCCAACGGGCGGAACACATGGCGTAGCGCTCCAAGAGCTGCGGTGACACCTTTGCGGCACAGCCGATGTCTTTGAGCCACTGCCAGGTTTCTGTGTAGATCTCCTGTGCCTGCAGGACGCTGCCGTCCCGCTGCTCGGCGGAGAGAAAATCATGGGGCTTTGGCATTTCAACACCCTCGACTTCGGGAATGTCCAGCACTTCAAGTTTTCTGCCGCCGGGATTCCCGTTTTCGGCCTTGTCCTTGACTGCGGATTTCTTCCTTCCCGCACCGGGTCTTGCGCCGCCGCGCCCTCCCGTGTTATTCGATTTTGTGGGCATTCGAGTTCATCTCCCTTAATTACCCTTTTGATTTCGCCTTTTTCGCGCACGTGACCCCGGGCCGTTGCCCGACCGAAAAGGTCCCGGAGATTTTCATCCCCCTACCGGTCGCCGAGGTCGTGGTGGATCTTGGTGTGGCAGGACTGACAGAGGCTCATCAGGTTGTCCCTTGCGTGAGTGCCGCCTTTGGAAACGGGCAAAATGTGGTGTACTTCCTGCATCGGAGTCAGTCGACCTTCCTTGAGACACTGTTCGCACAGCGGATGCTCTGCGGCGTAGCGGTCACGGATGCGTTTCCATGCTCTGCCGTACTTGCGGTTAACATCGGAGCTGCGCTCGTATTTGTCGTACTTGCGGCGTTCCTCCACACGGTGCTGTTCACAAAACTGTCCTTCACAGAGGTTGGGGCAGCCGGGATGAGAGCAGGGTCGCAACGGTTTCTTCGGCATCGTTTCACCTCCTTGGGCATAAGAAAAGCCCCACGGGATTGCTCCCATGAGGCTGTCCTCGATTCTTTTTCGCTGATTATATCATACCATAATGTGGCGGTGGGCATCTACGGACAAAGCAGGACATTTCGGGCGCATTTATATGACGATGGGTTTTTCGGGGACTTTTACCTTGAGGAGAGCCTCACCGTGCCAGCGGCGAATGGTTCTCGCATCGGCATTCAGTTCGTTTCCTATCTGCTCCCATGTGCAGTTGTGGATGTAACGGTAACGGAGAACGAGCCGCTCATCCGTATTCTGTACAGATTCAATGACCGTTCGTATCTGCTTTTTCAGACAGACAAGGGTGTCGATTTCCTTGTTGATGGTATCCTCCAAGTCCATGATTTTCTCAAGGCTCCGTACAAAGGGGGCTTCCGTACTGCGGGAAGTCTGCACCTTTTCACCCCACGACGGCGAGGATATACTGTTTGCCATTTCACGAAGCATGGTGACCTCTTCGATATTAGAGTTGATACGTTGATCGAGGCGGTATGCCTGACTCAAGTATTCTTTTGCCGTCATGCCGCCACCTCCATTTGCAGTTTTCGCATCAGAAGCTCTCCATCAACCGAAGTCAATGTGCTGTACCACGAGGAACGGAAGAAACTCTCACAATCATTCCTCGTCTGCCTTGCTTCTGCATCCCTCGGATATTTTTTCAGCTTTTTTAGGGCTTTCATATAGTCCTTCGCCGCTTGGATCACGATGGCATTTGCCAGTTCTTCAAAAGGGGTCATATTCTGTACCTCCGAATTTTTTATATTTCTCGGATTGGCACGGATTTTCATAGATTGTCACAGATTGGCCTTAACTGCCGCTATCAATGCGGACTGCGTTTTGTCCTTCCGCTGAAGGGCTTTCATAATGTCCTCGTCAATGGTGCCGGCGGTGATGATATGCATGACCACCACGGTGTCGGAGATCTGACCTTGCCGCCACAGCCTTGCGTTCGTCTGACTGTAAAGCTCAAGGCTCCAGGTCATGCCGAACCACACGATGGTGCTGCCGCCGCTTTGAAGATTCAGCCCGTGTCCGGCAGATGCCGGATGGATAAGGGCAACGGGAAACTCGCCGTTGTTCCATCTGCGGATGCTCTCGGAGGAATCCATCCGTGAAAACGGGATATGCAGTTCGTGCAGCCGTTTTTCGATGCGGTCACAGTCGGACTGATACCAGTACGCCACCAGAAGAGGTTTTCCGTTGGCGGCTTCGATGATGTCCTCCAAAGCGTCCAGTTTGCGGTCGTGGATGAGATGGCACTCGCCGAACTCGTCATAAATCGCACCGTTTGCCATCTGCGTCAGCTTTCCGCAGAGGACGGCGGCATTGGCGGCAGTGATCTCCTTGTCCTTGCCGAGCTTCATCACATACTCGGATTTGAAATCCTCATAGGTCTGCGTTTCCGCATCGCTCATGACGGTGGAATACGCTGTGCTGACCAGTTCCGGCATTTTGAGGTGGTCGGTGGACTTCATCGAAATGGTGATATCGGAGATGGCATCGTATATGGCTTGTTCGGCAAACGGCAGAGGTTTGTAGGAATACACGATCTGACCGTTGCATTTGTCCGGGGTGAAGTAGTTGAGGCGGTAATTGGAGATAAAACGTCCGAGCCGTTTGCCCATATCCAGCACACGGAACTCTGCCCATAAGTCCATCAGGCCGTTTCCGGCGGGAGTGCCGGTCAGACCCACAATGCGTTTTACCAGGGGTCGGACTTTCAGCAGGCTCTTGAACCGCTTTGCTTTACCGTTCTTGAAGGAAGAAAGCTCATCGATCACCACCATATCGAAGTCGAACGGAATGCCGCTTTCCTCGATGAGCCATGAGACGTTCTCGCGGTTGATGATGTAGATGTGGGCTTTCTTTTCGAGAGCTGCTTTGCGTTCCGCTTCGGTGCCGACAGCCACGGAGCAGATGAGGTGCCGGAGATGATCCCACTTATCGACCTCGGCAATCCATGTGTCCCGTGCCACTCGCAGCGGAGCGATGACGAGAACCTTCCGTACATCGAAGCTGTCGAAAAGAAGGTCGTTTATCGCCGTCAGCGTGATGCTCGTTTTGCCCAAGCCCATATCCAGCAGGACGGCGGCGATGGGGTTCTCCTTGATGAAGTTGATGGCATATTTCTGATAATCATGCGGTTCGTATATCATCGAGAATCCCTCCGATCTGGTTCATATCGTCAAGGACATACACATTGAAGCCGAGACGCTGAAGCAAGCCATGCCTTGACACCTGCAAAGGACGGGGCTTTTTGCCCGGAGCCTTAACTTCCACAAATGCCATCAGCCCATGAGGGAGAAGCACGATGCGGTCGGGCATTCCGTCAAAACCGGGACTGACAAACTTGGGAGCGATGCCTCCCATATTTTTCACGGCTTTGACTAGGCTCTGTTCAATCTGTTTTTCGCTTTTCATATTTTTCCTTTCTACGGGACAACAGGGACAACGAGGACAACTGTTCCTATATATTCCTTTTGCGCGTATGTGCTGTTTCTTTTTCACTTAACGCCGAACAAATATAAGGGAAAAAGTTGTCCTGTCCGTCCCGTGGCTGTGTGTTATTCGGTTATTTGGTAGAGTCGCTGCTTACCATACAGGGGCAGCGTTTTCCGATTCGACGTCCGCTGCCAACCGTCTATCTGTGTCATAAGAGCCGCAATTGTATAGCTGTCGGTGGTTTTGAGTTCGGAGAGGTTTTTGCCGAAACACTCGCACCATATTTCTGCGTTGCACACCGAGGTTCTCTTTACAGTTCCTTTTTCGGCAGTCGGATCGCCGGAGAGAAAACTGCGTCTGGCATATATATCCATACTGTCCCATGTGGTCGGCAGCAAGGTATTCAGATATTCCTCGACCATTCCGACACGCTCGTCCACCTCCATAGCGTTCCGCTGCGCCTTTTCGGACTCGGCGAGGATATCGCCTTCGAGATACAGCTTTTCGCCGGACTCCCAGATGGCTTTCGCTTCTGCCCAGAACTGGTCGCGGTCAGCCTGTGTAAAGTGCCAGTTCTGCTTCTGTGTTTTCTGATGAACCTTGATGATCCAGAAGCGGCGGTTGCCCGTGATGTCACGGAGGTAGCCGCGTTCACCGTTGACCGTGCCGATGATGATGCACTGGCGGGGGTGACTTTCGACCACTCTGCCGTAGCTCGGACGGTATTTGTCATCAGAGGTGGAGAGGAAGGATTTCACCTTTTCAATGTCGGCTTTTTTCATTCCGGCAAGCTCTCCTATCTCGACCACCCAGAAGCCTTGCAGTTTTTCCGCTCCGGCTTTATCATCCATATCCGTAAGGGAGAGGGATTCGGAGTAATATTCGGGCGTGACGAGGTCTTTGACGATGGAGCTTTTGCCGATGCCTTGCTCACCATCAAGTACCGGCACACAGTCGAACTTGATGCCGGGACACAGTACCCTCGCAACAGCCGCGGCGAAAGCCTTTCTCGTAACGGTGCGGACATACTCCGTATCGTCTGCCTGCAGATATTTGATGAACAGTTCCTCGACACGCTTCACACCGTCCCACTTGGGGAGTCCGTTGAGGTAATCCCTCACAGGATGAAAATGGCGGTCATCTGCCACCTTGGTGAAGGATACGTCATAGTTGCGGGTCGTGAACTCGCCGTAGCGGATATCCACGAGGGACTTGAGCTGGGCAGAGTCAGCATCCCGCCAGAAGGAGTTTCCTTCGGGACGGTCCCACGGCAGTTCGCCTGTGACTTGGATGCGGTTTGCCATGTCGTTGAAAGCAAATCCCTGCAAGTCCGGGTCGTTTTCGAGGATGAGGTTCAAGTTCCACACGCTGTTTTCCAATGCCCCGGAGCGGGGTACGAAGTGAAGCCGCTTATGCCAGTCGGCATCATCGTAGAAATCCTCTCCGGCTTGTGCGATACGCTCGGCAGCAAGATTTTCTTTGACCGTATCGTCCGAGAGAGCAAGTTCGGTCATCTGCTTGAAGGACTTCTTCTCGTCATCATCGCCGAAGCGGTGGATGCGGACGAGGTCAAAAGCGTTCAGCAGTTTGCTGCAGGCGGGGTCCGTGGCGTGGTGGCTGTATGCAAACTTGTCATCATAGACCACGACACCGGCAGATGAGTCGGCGGGGATATAGTCGTAACGCCCCTCCATTGCGGAAGGCTCATATACATCGGCGAGGTATGTTTCGATAACGGCGGCGATACCGTAGGCACGGCAGAATGCGCCCACCACACCGGGCTTGGCGAGAGGGTCTTCCTGCTTTTTGCCGCTTGCCTCACGGACGGCGCTTTCACGGGAGGAGGTCGGAAGCAGGGAGCAGTCCTTCCAGTTCGGATGCGCCGTGAGATATACATCGGGATCGAGCCATTCGCCCTCGGTGGTCTTGCTGATGTACTCTCCGTTTGCCGGAGTTGTCGGCCAATACATGAGCTGACTCGGCTTGTAGGAGCATTCATCAAACCGGTCGATGCCCCAATCGGCGGCGAAGTATCTGGCAAGAGCTACGTACTCGTCCGGAGTGATGTCCCTCGTCAGCGGCACGATGATGCGGCAGCGAGGCTGTTCGGGCGTGTGTCCGTGAGTGGTATAAAGACAGGATGTATACCGGCACTCGGCGGTGAACTTGTCGATGAAACCAATCTCGGCATGGTCTGCGTCCATCGTCAGCATGGAACGGCAAGCCACGGTCTCACGCTTACGGCGGTTGCCTTTGAGATTACCACCGACAAAGCCACCTTTGTCCTTGGCACGGTCACGGTCATCCTTCTTGAGTTTCGGATATTCCTCCACGGATTCGGTCGTGCGGATGGTGGTTTTCAGCCTTTCGCACAAGTCTTCCCATGTGGTGGTTTTATTCGCCCAGGTCTTGGCATAGCAGCTATTGCCGTAGGCGATTGGCAGGTCACGCATTTTCGGTTACCTCCTTAAGGTCGGAATTAAAATATCGGATGGCATAGTTCTTACGCTTGGCTCGGTCAATTTCGGCAGCCATGCCGCTTGAAATCAGATCTCCGAAGACCCATAATTCGGCGCATTTGCTCATCAGCACATTGCCGAAGAACATGGCGAGTTCCCGCTCTTTCGGATTGCTGTCATCCATGAACTGCGGAAACAGCAGATGCGGAGCGATGGGGAGATAGCCGCTGTCCACGGCGAATCTGCTGTATCTCTGTGCCGCCTTGACGTTTGTCTCCACATCTCCGGCATAGGGTGAGCAGATATACACAACAGGTCTGAATGCGAAGAACGCTTTTTCCTCTTTTATAATGTTTGTCATTGCCTCGTATGCGGTGGGGTCGTAATAGCCCTCCGCATTGAACTTGTTTATTCCCATAGGGTTTACCTCAATCTTTCTTATAAAATTCCGTGATATACCCGTCTGCCCGGAGGAGCAGTCCCTTTGCCCACGGCGGCGTTCTGCCCATCTGCTCACAGATGGCATCAAGGGATACACGGGGGTCGGCTTCGATCACAAGCTCATCGTGGATATGCATCGTGACCGAACAGCAGCGAAGGGTCTTCATGGCGTAGCAAAGGATGTCCCTCGCCGTTGCCTGAACGATGTTCTCCACGAACTTGGGACCATAGCTGTCGAGCCGTTCCCATTTTTTTGTGCCGCCGACACCTTCATAGGTAATGCATGAACCTCCGAACCTGTTTTCACCGATCTTCGGCTTGACGTAGTTCAGCATTCTGCCGGACGGAAGGAGTATGGAGAGCAGTCCGCTGCGGCAGAGAAAGCGAATGCCGTGTGTTTCGGCGGTGGTCTTATCCCGGACGGCGGTCAGCACGGCGCGGTCAACGTCCCACCAGAACTTGACGATGTTGGGGTTTGCCGCCCTCCAAGCCTGAACAAGCGGCTGAAGCTCCTCTTCGGTCAAACCCATCTCTAATGCTCCCATTGCCTTCAAAGCACCCACGGAGCCGCCGTAGCCGAGAGCCAGTTCAGCGATCTTGCCTTTTTGACGGAGGTGTCCGTTGACACCGTGCTTTTCGACCGGCACTTGAAACATCTGCGATGCTGAAGCGCAGTAGATGTCCTTGCCTTCGGCGAAGACCTCCTGCCGCCACGACTCTCCGGCGAACCATGCGATGACCCTCGCTTCGATTGCGGAGAAGTCAGCCACATAGAACATCGCGCCCTCACGGGGAATGAAAGCGGTGCGGATGAGCTGCGACAGCGTGTCCGGCACATCCTCATACAGCATTTTCACGGCTTCAAAATCACCGCTGCGGACAAGCCCTCTCGCTTCGGCAAGGTCGGACAGATGGTTCTGGGGCAGGTTCTGCATTTGAATGAGCCTGCCTGCCCATCGCCCGGTACGGTTGGCACCGTAAAACTGAAACATCCCTCTGGCTCTGCCGTCCGAACACACAGCGTTTTGCATTGCCTGGTATTTCTTGACCGAGGATTTGGCAAGCTGCTGACGGAGAATAAGGGCATCAGCGAGTTCCGGCGGCGCGGTCTTCAACATTTCGTTTACTGCCTTTTTGCCGAGGGTATCCGTTTCCAGACCATTGTCGGCAAGCCACGACCGCATCTGTGTTACCGAGTTGGGGTTTTCCAGTTCGGTGATGCGGCGCATATCGTCCATTAGCTCCTGCCTTGAGGCGGCATCCATACGGATGGCTGTATCTACAAGAGGAATATCCAGACGGACCCCGCGGTCATTGATTTCCTGATCGATGTGGTATTCGTCCCACACGAACTCCGGCACGGGGAATTTCGTGAGCTTCTGCTGTATGCCCATCTCCGTCTCAACGTCACGAAGGTTGTAGGATTTGAAGAGCGACCATTTCTCCGGGGCATCCTCCGGGCGGTTGCGAGTTCTGCCGCCGTTGCTCTTGGTCGGAGCGCACGGAGAGCAGAAATACTTGATGAGTTCCTTGCCTTCGGTCAGCTTCTGCTTGTCGAGGTTCAGAACCGTGCCGACACCTTGCAGCGAAAGCGGCAATCCCATGTACGCCGCCCACACCATCGTGCATCGCCAGGAAGACGGGTCGAGGTATTCGCCCGTAGGCATTCCGAGATGCCGGGAAAGACAGACCCTCTCAAAGTTGGCGTTGAAGGCAAACTTCAGCACGTTCTCATCGGTAAGCGAGGCGGCAATGTCTGCCGGTATTTTTTCGCCGAGTGCCAGATCGACCACATGGACTTCGCCGCCGTCAACGGCATAACCGAAGAGCAAAACCTCAAAGTCAAGGTCTTCCGTGTATTTGTAGACACCGCACTTGCCGAGGTCGGTGCCGCTGTATGTTTCGATATCAATACTTATGGTTTTCAAGAGTTGTCACCTCGCATAGCCGTAAAGGGCGGCAGGATCGCTCCCACCGCCCACGGCGGTTGATTGCTTAAATTCCTTCATGCGCATCTCGTGGTATTCGAGGTCGCGCTTTTCGCGTTCTTCTTCACGCTTCGCCCTGCGGCGATTATCGAAGATGTCGGCGATGGAGTGGATCAGGAAGGTCACTCCGAGAAGAGCGTAGATGGACAGGAGTCCGATACAGAGGATGGTGGTAATGGTTTCAGTCATGATTCAGCCCTCCTTATGCCAGAAAATCGTCATCGTCATCGGTGTCGAAATCGGATTCAGCCGAAGCCTTACCGCCGAGGGGTTCACCGTCACGAATCTTCTGAAGGTTGTTCAGACCGCAGGCAATACCGCGATTGCCGTTGCTGTTGAAAGCGTAGAAGTTGATGGAGGCTCTGCCGTACACGCCGGAGTAGACCTCGCTGCGGACGAGGATGGGATTGCGGTCAGCGTCCACGATGCCGGGAGCGGTGGTGGAGTTGGCATTCACGAAGTAACATCCTGCGTAGGCGGGATCATCGGGGCGTTCGGTATCGCCGTCACGCAGAGGGTTCTTGATGACAGAGAGAGCCGGGACGGACTTGCCGTTGCCCTTGAGCTTCGCTTCGCCCTCGTGGTAGGCGGCTTCAATGGCAGCCTTGATCTTCTGGACGGTGACGGTATCGCTTTTGGGGATGATGAGGCTGACGGAGAACTTGGGAGCGCCGCCGTTGATTGACTTTGCTTCCCAGACGTTTGCGTAAGACCAGCGGGTGTCTTTGCCGGTGATGACCTTCATGGGGTTGTTGACTTTGGTAGTGTTGTTAGACATAATCGTTTACTCCTTTAATTTTCAAAATCTGATGCCGCTGTGTTCATAGCCGGACGCTTGTCGGACATCGGAACGAGCGTGGGCTTTCCCTGGGGCTTCGTGATGAAGCGGCCGAGGATTTCGTCAAACTTGGCTTTGCCAAGCGTTTTCTGCATCTCGGTAATGCCGAGCAGTTTCTGTTCATAGGGGTCGTGACCGGCGGCAATGACCGCAGCGGCTACAAGCCTTTCATCGGTGTACTTGCGGTTGGAGCGTCCCTCGACAACCTTCCATCCGTTCCACGCCTTACCGCTGATGGCGGCTTGCAGGGCGTATTCCTTGATGTCGTTTGCCCAGGAGACGAGGTCATCAACCTTGGCGAGAACCTCTTCGACCTCCTCATCGGTGAGGAGCGGAGGCTCGGCGAAGTCGTAGGCGGCAAGCGCGAGGTTCGCTTTTGCACGTTCCCGGCAGTCCGCTTTCGCCTTGCAGAACTGACACCACTCGCCGCAATGGAACTCACCCTCACCGCTGAAAGCGAGAGCGGCGGTCGGCTTCAGAACGGTCTCTGCCCATTCGAGAAGCTCGGCGGTCGAAACGGTATAGGTGCTGACGTTGGAGCGGCGCGGTTGGTAGATGGTCATTGTGACCGTGTCAATGTCGTAGAGGGCATCGAAGATTTCCAAAGCACCGAGAGCATACAGCATCATCTGCGGATTGTGGTCTGCGGAGACCTCCACACCCTTGCCGTGCTTGTAGTCCACAATGTTGAGGGTGCCGTCAGCGATGAGGACGCAGTCCCCGGTGCCGAATCCGCTCTCGACATATTTGGAATAGTCGAGCCGCTGCTCGATCAGCACGATGGGGTCGGTCGTGACCTTCTTCGCTTCGGCGAGGAGTTCAAGCACATAGGCGGCATAGCCGCTGGCACATTCCTCCATCTCCTCGTTGTACCAGGTGAGGTTTTCGGTGGGGTCTTCGGACGGAATGCCCAGAGCCGTCTTGAGCTTGTGTTCGCACAGGCTGTGGGCATCCGTTCCCCGGCGGCGAAGTCGCTGCCCTTGTCCTCGTAGTTCTCACCGAGCCTTGCGGACGGAGGGCAGTTCAGCCACCTGTGGGAAGAGGACGCGGAAAGCAGAGCGTGATTACCCATTTTCGAGTCCCTCCGCATCCTTGATGAGGGCGGCGTACTCCAAAGGGTCAATGCCGGAGAGCGTTGCCGCGCCGTGCTGACGGAGCAGTTCCTTTACCTGGGCGGTGAAGCCACGGCTGGACATCTCTGCGAGGATCGCACGGACGTCTTCTTTGGTGGGAACCGGCTCGGTCGGTTTTGCCGGAGCTTCGGCGGTCTCGCCGCTGAACATCTCCGAAAGGGTGTCAGCCGCATCGTTAATAGCGACAGCCGCAGTTCGCAGGTCTCTGATCGCGGCATCCAGTTCGCTCATTTTTGACATCTTTGTGCGCTCCTTCCTTGATTTGCTTTTCTCTCACCGCCTGGGTGACTTTCTTTGCCAGTGTTGCCGACACGATGATGAAGTCGAGCAGAACGTCAACGAGTTCTTCTTCCGGCTTCAGAGCATCTCTCTTTGCTTCGTTCATTCGTTTTCACCTCCCGAAGGAGCGGTATCGTTTTGCTCCTTACACTCTCCCATGAACATGAGGAGTGCATTTCGGAAAAAATCCGGGAAACTTTTTTCAAAAAATATCCGGGAATTCTTTTTCGAGGACGGCTTTGACCTTTTTTAATCTGTAGGCATAGGTCTTTCTGCCGATCCCAATGCGTTCGCCGATGGCATCCTCGGTTAAGCCCTCAAGTCGCAGCTCGCCGATTTTGATTGCCTCCGGCATCAGGTCCGTAAGCCGAGCGTACAGAGCTTTCATTTCGGAAGCCTCGATGATGATGTCTTCGAGCAACGGCGAATCGTCCGGGATTTCATCCACCCAGGCAGTTTCGTTTCCTTCGTCATCGGTTTCGGTGTAATCGAGGGAACGCGTATCGCCCATGCGGTGGAAGGGGCAAGTCAGACAGTCCATATCGCAGGTGAGCCGCTTGCTTGCGGGACACACGCAGCGACCGTGCCTCTGCTGACGGATTCGGTAGATATTGATGTCGTGGTAGTAGGCATCGAATTCTTCCTTGTTGACAGGGATGCTCTCTTTCGTGGAGCGGATGTAGATGGTGTACTGCTTGTCTTTCTTTGACATAAAAAAGTCCTCCGATTTTCGATTTCTCGAAACGGAGGACTCCGGGTTCGGCTGCAAAAAGGGTGCAGAAAACTAACCACAGCCCGACAGAGATGTTCTCCGTTTCGGTCTGCGGCAACCCGCTCAAAAGGCAGCCGTCATTATTAACTTGTCCGCCGTGAGCCGTTGAGCCATCAGTGATCAAGTGATGCAGAATCCGGTGGTGAGCAGTTTATCGCCTTACTCAGGGCGGTTGGCCTTAGCCAAGGTCAGCTTCAATGGCATATATTTCGTTGAAAACTTCGGGCAGATCGCTCGGGTTTAAGTCTTCAATGCCATGAGCGCCGTATCTTTCAAACACAGATTTGACTACACTGCTGTCGAGCTTAGCGCCTATTGCAGAAGCGGACTGTTCGATGCTTGCTATGTAGTCAGCATTACTTACATTTGACATCATTTGCCTCCTATGTCCGGCTCCTATCCAGCAGGAGGCCGTGATATTTCGTCAGACTCACTGGATTGCCACGGATCAAATGGCTTTTGCCTAACGGTGCATTCAGAGAGAAATCTAAGCGAAAGCACAAATATTCACCTAAGGGCATTGATTTCTGCGTGGTAACGTGGTATAATAAGACATCAATGTAATGCTGGCTTGGTTTGGCTGAGTTCTCTCTGAACTACAATCAAATTTTAACGGATCACGACCCAAAAGTATTTGCCACCGCTTTGCCACTGTTTTGCCAGCGTTTTTCCGTGGTATGTGAAAGGAGAAGCAAGAAGATGAATGAATTGAATATATCTTCATATATCCGAATCATGCAGCCGGGATTTAAAACACACGATAAGCAGGAGGCGGCGGGCGTATTTCTTCTTAGTTCTATCAACGATCAGGAATATGTCTCTAATAACGGGTATTGGACGAGCAACCTTAGCTCCAAAAAAATTAGCCGTCTTGTGAGTCAGGATGACCCCGTCCCCGATGGACTCCGGCAAGCATCCATGGAGCAAGCGGTTATTGATGCCACTGTTGCGTACTTCAAAAAAGAAGTGATGCCGGATCTGAATCCACATCTGAAGGATGACACTATTGACAAAATGGTCAAGCTGATAAGCATAGATACGACTATACCTGAAAGCAAAAAGAAAAGCCTCATGGCATTCCATGAGACTGGTGATGATGCTACATTTCTTGCAGAAGTATTTTTATATGCCCTCAACAGGCCAAACAAGAAGCAGAGCAATACTGTTGAATATCAGGATGCTCCTTTGCTTGCCGAGGCAAACTACGAGTGTCCGCTTTGCCACAAAAAGTTGGTAGACTCTATAAAGGGGCAAGCAGTAAAAAAATATAGGATTACACATGTTTTTCCCGCAGGGCTAAAAGAAGAGACAGCAGCAGAATTTGCTGCCGTCTATCCCATTCCGATAAAGCTTGATACGCCGGAGAATCTGATCGCCCTTGACGAGGATTGTGCAGAGCGATACCTTCTGAGCCCTACTGCCGAAGAGTACGGCAAACTTCATGAAATTAAAACACAGCTTACAAAGAATTATGCGGCGAAACTGTCCGTAAACGATGTGCAGCTTGAAGATGATATCCGAACTATACTCAGTGCCCTGGGCACCATAAAAAACGCATCGGAACTTGTCGAACTTGAGTATGAGGCTTTGCGCATAGATGAGAAGTTTGATGCTGAAAACTTTATCTTAAAAAATGAGACACAGATGCAAGTGGTAACTTATTACCGATACATAGAGAAGGTTTTCTCAAATTCAAATGCTGATTTTGACATGATAGCGTCCGAAATTAAAGTTAGTTCCATGAAGCTGGAAAAAGCCGGTTTGTCACAACAAGATGTAATCAGGCAGCTATCAGAGTGGATACGAAACAAGGCTGGGCTTGGAACGGAAAGCCTCTTGGCTTGCAACATCGTTGTATCCTTTTTTATACAGAATTGTGAGGTGTTTCATAAATGAAAATGCCGAATAAGGTGACGCCATACAAAGAAAGCAGTATCGCAAAATTCCCGGTAATTCTTGAACTTCTCGAAAAGAAGAATATGACACCATCAGAACTGTTTTCCAAGGTGAGGAAGAATAAGATCCAGAGCATCGACGAGTTTGTAGAGATTATAGATTGTCTCTATGCCATGCATAAAATAGAAATCGACGGGGAGGTGCTTCACTATGTTGGTTGAAGTAAGGTGCGATAAATTTGTCAGCAACGGCAAAACCAGAGAACCGATCCGTTTTCATGCCGGACTTAACGCCGTTCTTGGAGATGACAACGGCTCAAACTCCATCGGAAAATCCACTTTTCTCATGATTCTGGACTTTGTATTTGGTGGTTCAGACTATGTCAAAAAATGCGTTGATGTTCAGGAGAATGTCAAGGAACATACCATTTGTTTTGCCTTCAGCTTTGATGGACAGACGTACTACTTTTCAAGAAACACGGTCGACTATAACAATGTCGTGAAATGTGACGCTGAATATCAAGCATTGCCGGATGAAGATCCGCTATCACTTCAGCAGTATGGAGAATTTCTCTGCGAACATTATGCCTTGTCAGCAGAGGGGATAACTTGGCGTGGAGCAATCGCAAGGTTTATTCGAGTTTATAAAAGAGACACTTTGGATGAAGAGCGCCCTTTGCGCTCCTCCAAAGACGAGAAGACGGCCGACGCGATCAAAGGATATATGCGCCTATTTGACAGATACTCATCTGTCGAGGCACAGATAAAGCAGGCCGCTGTGGCTGAAGATGAAAAAGAAGCATTTCGTAAGTCTACGCAGGAATACAATCATATCCGTGCCGCAAAAAATGATAAGGAAAAAGAGGCAAACGAAGCCAGGATCACCGAACTTGAACAGCAGGAACGAATTCTGATCGATGACAATAATCGTGGGCTTCTTGACCTTGATAGTATGACTGCACAGAGACTCTCGGAGCTGAATGAAGCTCTTATAAATTACCGAAGACAGAGGGCGTTGATTCAAACACAGCTGAATTCCGTGCGCCGTGACATGACTGGCGAAAGACGTAGCTTCAAGAAAACATTTACCGATTTGGAACGTTTCTTCCCCAATGAGGAATTTCACACATTGGAAGAGATAGAGAGTTTTCACCAGAAGTTGACTAAAATCCTAACACAGGAATTCACAGAAACAGAGAGAAGTCTCGCCACTACCTATGTGTTGCTGGGCAACGAAATAGCCGCAATTAAGGAGCAGATCACCGAGATCAAAAATGTTCCGAATGTCTCACAGGCGATCCTGCGGGAATATGCGCAGATCACCACTGAACTGATCAACTTAAGAAAGGCAAATGAAAACTATGATGAACTGCAGCGTTTGAAGCGGGTTGCTGCCGATTACGCCGCAACAAGGGATACTATAATAGCTGACGAACTTCTCGCTATTGAAAGTACTATTAATCAGGAGATGGGCAGAATAACCCTGGAGATTTTAGGCGATGCAACTCATATGCCGCCTGTCCTCAGGCTTGAAAAGCTGAACAAGTACGCATTCAACACACCAAACGACGGAGGTACCGGAGCGCAGTACCGCGGTCTCATTACCTTTGACCTTGCCAACATGGCCGTTGCCCCCGTTCCGTTTGTGGTTCACGATTCCGTGCTGCTTAAGAACATAGAGAGAGCGGTATTCTCTGCTATTATTAGGGTGTACCACAATCAAAAGGATCAGAACAAACAGGTGTTTATGGCGTATGATACCCTTGATGCTTATGATGAGGAGACCCGTAAATTAGTGGAAGAAAACGCCGTGCTGCAATTATCTCCAGGAGGCAATGAGCTTTTCGGATGGGCATGGAACAAGGAGAGACAAGATGAAACAGAGCAAGCGTAAAAAAGAATTTAAGTCCGAATTTTCTTATAACCGACTTTGGAAAATGCTGATCGACCGCAACATGAAAAAAGGAGAGCTGCAAGAAATAAGCGATGTTTCCGCTGCTTCGATTGCAAAAATGGGTCGTTGTGAAAATGTCACAACAGATGTCCTGCTCCGGATTTGTGAAGCCCTTGATTGCAATATTGAAGACATTATGGAGCGAATTCCCCTCCAACAGGATAAAGAGAAGAATGCATAAAAGGAGGGGGGTTCTCCTGTGGAAAAGCTGATTGATATCAGCAGCTATCCTGTTGCGCAGGTGCTGGATGTGCTGCTTCAAGATAAAACGACAAAAAAGAACATCATATGGGCGACCGACACTTATGCGGAGTTTGGTGAAGAATTCACGGACAAGGTGCAGCTGGACGCGAACGCCATCCTGCGCCGAACCGATCTCATCCGCCCCCGCATCCAGAAGTCGCAGGAGGCACAGGCGCAGCGAACGAGGAAAAAAGCAGAGGTGTTCACGCCAGCATGGCTTTGCAATCAGATGAACAATCACTGCGATGAGGACTGGTTCGGCCGGAGCGGCGTGTTTAACACGGAGAATGCCGACCATACCTGGACAGTGTCGGAGGGGAAAATCGAATTTCCGAAAAAAAAGAAGTGGCAGCACTATGTGGACTCCCGCCGGCTGGAGATCACCTGCGGCGAGGCGCCGTATCTGGTTTCCCGGTATGATGTATCGACGGGAGAGCTGATCGTCCCGCCCGTGCGGCGCATCGGAATGCTTGACCGGAAGCTGCGCATAGTAAATGAGAATACGGAAGACTATGACGACTGGCTGAAATGGACGCTCCGGGCATTTGAGGCCTGCTACGGATATGAGTATCAGGGCGACAATGTGCTGATAGCGCGGATCAATCTGCTGCTGACCTTTACGGACTACTACGAGGAGCGCTGGGAACGACGGCCGGATGACAAGCTCCTGCGGCAGATGGCAAATAAGATCGCCTGGAACATATGGCAGATGGACGGGCTGAAGGACACCGTTCCGCTCGGAAAGCCATATGAAGAGTTTCGTCAGATCACGCTCTTTGATATGTTCGGGGATATGGGTGACGAAAAAGACGATGAGCCGGAAGCCGTGCCGTGCAGGATATTTGACTGGAGAAGCAAAAACTCCATACTTTTCAAAAAGCTGAAGGAGATGTGAGTTATGGGAAAGAAACTGTTTGATTATGTGATTGGGAATCCGCCCTATAACGAGGATTTTGAGAATTCAGGAGATAACGGTAACTTTGCAAAGCCTGTCTATAACTATTTTATGGACGCTACTTACGAGGTGGCAGAAAAAGTGGAACTCATCCACCCTGCTCGTTTTCTCTTTAATGCAGGAAGTACGCCAAAGGTATGGAACGAAAAAATGCTTAATGACGAGCATTTTAAAGTTATGAAGTATGAAGCTGATTGCACAAAGGTCTTCCCAAATACAGATATTAAAGGCGGTATTGCAATCACTTACCGAGATGAGGGCGAAGCCTTCGGTAAAATTGGAACTTTTACTGCTTTCCCTGAACTGAACGGTATCGTAAATAAAGCTGCTGTTTCTGATGAGGCCTATAGTGTTGCATCAATAGTGTATACACAGGTGCGTTTTGATTTGGACGCTTTGTATGCAGATTATTCGGAATATAAAAGTATCATTGGCTCAAACGGGAGAGATAAGCGTTTTAGAAATAATGCATTTGACAAGATTAAAATTTTTACAGATACCCCCAAAGGTACCGATGATATAAAGGTGTTAGGCATTCTGAAGAACAAGCGTACATGGAAGTACATTCCGTTGAAGTATGTCGATATGTCTCATGAAAACATTGACAAATGGAAAGTCCTTGTTCCGCGAGCAAATGGTTCAGGTGCATTAGGTGAGGTTTTGTCTACGCCGTTAATCGGCGAGCCGTTAATCGGCTATACACAGTCATTTATCGGTATTGGCTCTTTCGATACGGAGTTTGAAGCCGCCGCAGCCATGAAATATATCAAATCAAAATTTGCACGCGTTATCTTAGGCGTACTTAAAGTAACACAAGACAATGATCGCGGTGTTTGGAAGCTGATTCCCCTTCAAGACTTCACTCCTGCCTCCGACATCGACTGGTCGAAGTCGATTCACGAGATTGACTTACAGCTGTATCGCAAATATGGCTTGGACGAAAAGGAGATCGAGTTTATAGAATCTCATGTAAAGGAGATGGCATAATGGCAGCGATCCAGATAAAAACAGCCTCAAAGGTCGTTCCGCAGTGCTATGCCTATACCACTCCCGGAGTACCGGTACATGACGGCTGGACGAAAATCGGCTTTACCGAGCGGGATGTTGAAACCCGCATTAAGGAGCAGACCCACACGGTGGGAGTCGCGCACAAGACCTGGTGGGCAATGCGTGCCGCCTATATGACAGAGCCGTACGGAACCTTTACGGATAAGGACTTCCACGCCTACCTGAAGAAGCTCGGTATTTCCCGCGAGGCCGGGACGGAGTGGTTCCGGATCGAGCCGAATGCCGCCCGCGGTAATTTTATCGACTTCACGCAGAATCACGGTGTGGTGTCGGAGGATGATGCCGATGCAGTGATTCCGTACAGGCTCCGTGATGAACAGGCGGAGGCTGTGCAGAGAACGGCGGATTATTTCCGCAGCCGTGAGAATGCCGAATTCCTCTGGAACGCAAAGCCTCGTTTTGGCAAAACCCTCTCCGCCTATGACCTGTGCATGAAGCTCGGCGCAAAAAATATTCTCATCGTGACGAACCGCCCCGCCATCGCCAATTCCTGGTATCAGGATTATGAGACCTTTTTCGGCCCGCAGTCCGGCTATCTCTTTGTCAGCAATGTGGACGGGATCAAGGACAGGAAGTTTGTCTACAGCCGTGAGGAATACATAGCAAAGCTCGATGAGAATACAAAGGGCTGCATTGAATTTGTCAGCCTGCAGGATTTGAAGGGCTCCATCTACTTCGGCGGACGCTTTGATAAGCTGTCGGAACTCAGCGCAGAGAAAGGGCTGACATGGGATGTCCTTATTGTGGATGAAGCCCACGAGGGAGTCGATACCTATAAGACCGACACCGCCTTTAACCATATTCGCCGCAAGTGGACGCTGCATCTTTCCGGTACACCGTTTAAGGCGCTGGCGAACGACAAGTTCCCGGAGAGCGCCATCTACAACTGGACGTATGCCGATGAGCAGAAAAAGAAGCGCGACTGGGATGCTTCCAGCGAGATCGAGAATCCCTATGCCAAGCTGCCCAGACTGTCCCTTTTTACCTATCAGATGTCCGACATTGTCCGTGACAGAGTGAGAAAAGGTATCGAGCTTGCGGATGATGATATTGAAGAATTTGCCTTTGATCTGAACGAGTTTTTCGAAACGAACGAGTCCGGGAAGTTTGTGCATGACGCAGACGTGGATAAGTTCCTTGACGCTATGACACGGCAGGATAAGTTCCCGTTCTCAACGCCCGAACTGCGGGACGAACTGAAGCACACCTTCTGGATTCTGAATCGAGTTGCCAGCGCAAAGGCTCTGGCCAAAAAGCTGAAGCTCCATCCGATATTCAAGGACTACGAGATCATCCTTGCGGCGGGTGACGGGAAATTAGATGATGACGATGAGAACGAGAAGTCCTTTGACAAGGTGACAAAGGCGATCTCGGAACACGATAAAACCATCACTTTATCCGTGGGACAGTTGACGACCGGCGTAACGATCCCCGAATGGACGGCGGTTCTCATGCTCTCCAACATGGCCAGTCCTGCTCTCTATATGCAGGCGGCTTTCCGCGCGCAGAATCCGTGTCTGTTTCATGATAAAGACGGTAATTCCTACAGAAAACAGAACGCCTATGTGTTCGATTTTGACCCTGCCCGTACCCTTACGATTTTTGAGCAGTTTGCCAATGACCTGATTCCGGAAACCTCCGGCGACAAGGGCGACTTTGACAGCCGCAAACAGCACGTCAGAGAGCTTTTGAACTTCTTCCCGGTTTACGGCGAAGATGAGGAAGGCTCTATGATAGAGCTTGACGCAGAAAAGGTTCTTACGATCCCGCGCCATATCCACGCAAGAGAGGTTGTGGAGCGCGGCTTTATGTCAAATTTCCTATTTGCGAACATCGGCGGTATTTTCGGAGCACCGAAGGAGATCATCGACATCATCAACAATATGCAGGCAATCGAAGAACCGAAGGCGCTTGCTCCTGCGGCTGTGGATGAGACTACGGCAGACTCCCTCAACCTGAACGAGAACGGCGAAGTCGAAATTCCGAGAGAGCAGGTCATCGGAACGGCAAGCGAGCTTTTCGGTGATAAGGTTTATGCAGACGTTGAGGATCAGTTGGCGTCAGCCGTGGAGGAGATCCAGAGAAATGTGGAACTGACGCCGAATCCCAAGAAGGATGAGTTAAAGGCTCTCCGCGAACAGTTCTCAAGGCCGATCGCAGACACACTTATGGACTCCGCAAGAGCGCAGTATGGTGGCGATTTGAAAAAGTCAACTCAGAAACAGTTGGAACGCAGAATACAGGAAACAACAGATACCGTCGTAACCCGTGAGTACGGCGATTACACGATTCGGGATCATCAGCTTGCCAAAGAGCGCGAAGACAGAATCCAGGAGGCACAGCAATCCGGAGCCACAATGGCGGAGATCACGCAAATTGATGAAGAGTATGCCGCAAGGCGTCTCCAGGGCTACCGTGATATGGTCGACAACATCGGCAGGAAGCTCCATAGCGATGAGACTATGAAAAAGGCTGCGGAAACCATCGTCGAAACGGTAGAAACCGAAAAGCTGAATGCAGAAAAGGATTCTATCGAGGGCAGCGTCCGCGACCATCTGCGCGGATTCTCCCGTACGATCCCGGCATTCCTCATGGCCTATGGTGATGAAAATACCACACTTGCGAACTTTGACACCCTTGTACCGGACGAGGTGTTCTGGGAGGTCACCGTCAATCCGCAGAATGGGCAGGGCGTGACGCTCGACCAGTTCCGTATGCTGCGCGACGGCGGCGACTATGTATCGGAAAGCGGCGAGCAGAAGCACTTTGACGGGCACCTGTTTGACGAGGTCGTGTTCAACGATGCCGTGCAGGAGTTTATGAAAAAACGTGCCGAGCTTGCGAACTATTTTGAGCCAGACCACAAGGGAGATATCTTTGATTTCATTCCTCCCCAGCGCACGAACCAGATATTCACGCCGAAAAAGGTCGTGAAGGACATGGTGGACAGGCTGGAGCAGGAAAACCCCGGCTGCTTTGACGATCCCGATGCGACATTTGCCGACCTCTATATGAAGTCGGGAATGTATGTGACGGAGATCGTGACACGGCTCTATCAGAGCAAGCGCATGAAGGCGTTGTACCCCGATGATGCCGAGAGGCTGAATCACATCTTTGCCAAGCAGGTATTCGGTTGCGCTCCGACGGAGATCATATATCGGATCTGCCTGCGGTACATCCTCGGATTCAGCGATGAGATACGCATTGCTAAAAACAATATCCGCCTCTGCGATACGCTGGAATACGCAAAGAACGGAACGATGGATGCTGAAATGCGTAAGCTGTTCGACCTTTAATGTACACAGATGTGTGTTCGGTGGTAGTAAAGGCAGCGGCAACATGAATGACTAAGTAAGGGAGGTTTCTCCAATGGCATACGGGAAATCAATAGAGCTGTTCCTCGTAAACGGTACAGCAGACAGCTTAATAACAGCAGAATTATCCAACTGGAACGGTAAAGCCATAAAGCTCCCTCGTATCGAGGTGGCTTCATGCAGTCGTGCTGATATTTCCCAAGCAGGAGTCTATTTCCTGTTTTGCAAAGAGGACGACGGTGCGGATTCCGTTTATATTGGCGAAGCAGAAAATGTAAAAGAGCGTCTTGTGCAGCACCTGCGTGATTATCAGTCCGAAAAAGAAAAGTTTTACTGGAACACAGCTGTGATTTTTGTGGGCAGAGACCTTAACAAGGCACTTATCCGATATCTCGAAAATCGGTTCGTTGAGATTGCGAGAAGCTGCAAGCGCTATATGGTACTAACCAAGAATACATATCGTAATACGGTGATGAAAGAGTCCCAAGTTGCTGTAATGGAAGAATTCGTGGATAATGTAAAAATTCTCATCAACGCTTTGGGATATAAAGTTTTAGACCCATTGCTGCAAATCGGTACTGATGCCGTCGCTGTCGATGATGAGGAATTATTCATTAACACGGGCAACACATCTGCTACTGGCATGGTGACCTCTGAGGGCTTTGTAGTTCTCAAGGGAGCCGTAGTGAATGAAAAGACATCAGCAAAATCGCTCAGTGCTGGAATGAAGAAACTTCGAGACAAGATTTTTGCAGATGGTAAGGTTGAAAATATGACCACTACGGAAGACATATTGTTCTCCAGCTCCTCCGCGGCTGCTGAATTCGTCCTTGGTTATAGCGCAAGCGGCCCTCGTACATGGAAGGCAAAGGATGGTCGTACACTTAAGGAAATTGAGGACAACGCTACAGCGGATTAA